CTATATAGACATAGCATCCCCGATAACTATATCAAAGGGATTTAAGTCAAACTCATGTGTAATATTTGTATCGTCTTGCTGGCTTTCCATACCATCTTCAGCAAAGATACACCCTTTTAAAGTAACGCTGGTAGTGGTCCAATCGTCGCTCGCCATTGGATTGGCAAAACTAATGATCAAATCAAACTCACCGATGTCCATTAAACTACCATAGGTACTACGTAACATCTGTTGTGTAGCATAGTCCATAGTGATTGAAGCCGTATAGGTTATGTTTCCAAATCCTCTACTTACAGGCTTGCCACCCATTCCGTAGTTGGATTCGATTTTACGCTTTTTGTTCCATTTGACCCCGCTAACCCCTTCAAGCGTCGTACTGCCTTCATCAATGGCTAATGCGGTAGAAGCAAGAGTAATCATGCTCCACGAGTAAGCTACGTTGTTAATTATTGCCATGCATTATTTATTTTGCGGTTAAACTGAGTCCTTCTTCCACGTAAATCTTAACAGCGACGCCAACTGGAACGATGACATATGATATACGTAAAGTGTCATTAACTAGTACATTTTGGTTAGCGTCAATAGTTACGGCATATCCGGAAATCTCCTGTGATTTTTGCATGCCTGACAGTATATCACCTACTATACCCTTGAAGGATGTAATTTTAGAGGGGGCCAAAAAACCGGTACTGGGGTTCACCATCAAAGGGCTGTTGACATAGGGTAATAATGCAGCGCGTACTGCACGACGCGACTTGTTGATTGTCCTATTGCGGGCGATAGTTCTATAATCTCCAGCGGAGCATGTCTGATCCTTGGAAATGTAAACACCATTTTCACGACCGCTATACTTTATTGGAAAAATATATCCCTTATCGTCCAGATCGTCCAGCATTACAGGAGACAGAGATTCGTACCTGTTTAGGCTGATAAATTCCTCATCATCGGTTTGGTTGGTATCTCCAAAGCCGAACTCGATTTCTTGAAAACCATCAGAGAATAAGTTGAATTGTTTTACCCATGCGACTGATTCCTGTACATTAGCTTTCGCCAGACACCCCAAAACTGCACCTAAGAAGCCAACCGGAGTGTGATTGGTATTACACTTTTGCATGGTGGATATCAATTCCGAAGATGCCTGTCCAATGATAACACTAGTACGGCTTGCTTCACAGATGCAACTCGGAATCTTATTCAGGTCCACCTTTTTGCCTTCTATAGTATTTGCACCAGTATTGGAAGGATTGGCGGATAAGATAACCGAAAGCGGCTGGTTCTGTGATGCCATTGCAACAGCTTTGTCATTGATGGATTTTACGACGTTCAAACTATATTTATCAGCATTGCCATTGTCTTTCCACAGAGGCTGTTCCGTCCAAACTCCTAACTGATTAATAGTACCTCCGGATGCACGTTGCATTATCTCAATCGCGTCCCATGACACCGAGCAATCTGCGAACATGACATATAACTTTCCGCTTCCATTTATATTACCACTAAGTCGAAAAAACTCGCTTATGTGATAATAGGGGATTCCGTGAAAGAGATTCACATTGTTTTCTTCATCCTCCGTAGCCTTTACCCTTTCAATAATCCCGAAATCTTTAACAGCAGACTTTAGATTGGTAATATATGCCACATCGTTCAGCTTTAGTTTTGTTTCGTTGTTCTTGCCATATCCTGCCGTAAATAATGTTGGCTGGAGTGATATGTCAAACAGAAGACCGGTCACCTTTTCATTACCGGATGATACGTTAGATGGTATATTACCATCCGTATCTGATATGAATACATTCCCTAATGCCATTCTTACATGTATAAAGGTTTGTAAAAAGGATTTTTATAGAGGATCGCATTCTTTCTGATGTTCGGCAGTGTGTCAATAGTATAAACGCTTCCCTGCTTGTCGACATACAGTTCCTGATATTTGCAGTTAACTTTCAAAATAGCTGTTACTTGTGCATCAGGTTCATGTTCCGTCATGCCATTCTTAGCAGCCGTTTTTTTGAGTGGGACTACCGATGCCAACTCTTCCTGTTTCTCCTGTTCTTTTTGTTTTTCTTTGGGTGTTGATGCAGGAGTTTCTTCTTTTACCTCAGTGTTTTGTGTTTCGTCTTCTGCCGTATTTTTTAGTTTAGCCATAGTTTAGGTTCTTAATGTGAAGAAGGGAATGGAGTTTTGCCCCACTCCCTTGTAGATTAAAGAATTAAGATTTAAAGTTATACAGTCTTTTTGTAGGCAGTATGGATAACAATCTCTGCCGGTCTTACGATATTCACATCCATTTTCATACGGGCCAGGAAGAAGAAAAGTTCTGAATTTGACTGAAGGCGGTCGATCTTAACAACTTCAGTGTCATTGGCGTAGTCTACACCCATCCATAAGTTAGAATCCATGCCTGTTGAAAAATCAGCTAAAACAATGGTGTGTTCGGGAATCCCGACGATGGGGACAATACGCTTTCCTTTAAACTTGTATCTGTTTGTTTCTGTATTTTCGGAATATTTGTAAACTTTATTGGATGCATATTGGTCATATAAATCCCATGAATCCCATCCTATTACGTAATATAGATTGTTCTTTTTTCTGATTTGTTTGGGGCATTTCTTCCACATCGAATATAATGCCTGTTCTACCGCTTCTCCATCTGCTAGCTCTGTCGTGCCGGACACGATAACCTGACCTCCAGCCAGAGTTTCGGCATCTGTTGCACTCACATTATCTATGATACGTTTGATCACACCGTCGAAATATTTTTCTTTTCGGCTACCGATTTTCGTGCAATCTGCTGGTTCTGTGATGCCGGCACTTACTGTGCCTCCTTTGGCACCCGTCCAAATTGCATTGCCTATGTACTCATTCTTTTTCTCAATCAGAAGCCTAAGCATGGTTGCTTGGATTTTAGGATCGAGTTCGCGGAAAACCAGATTGCCGTCAGGTTGTGCGAATTTCCAGTATTTCTCGTAATCCTTAGGGTTAAACTCAAGGTAAATCATGAATTCTTGAGGTTCCAGGTATCTCTCTGTGAAAGTGTATTCATTTTCGCCATCAGGACCTTTGGCACCATGTGTAGAAAGCGGGGTTGGAATATTATCTTGAATAATATCTCCCAATTTAACCGCAGGTAAAGTATATTTATGTTGTATTCCACTTTTCACATGGATCAACCCTTCCTTGAATGTGTCATTGCCTTGGGCTGTGTAGGTCAACAAATCCTCCAATACCTCACCGGCGTAGCCATTCTGAAGTAGATTTACTGTGTCTGCCATACTTTGTGTTTTAGATTTAGGTTTTGTGTTGTTTGGGCTGTTTAGCCCATTTTATGTGCTTAGTTCTTGTGTGTCGTTGGTCTTTTATTCAAGCCTTTTGAATTCAAATTTTTCTCCTACAACGGCATTTACCTTTTCAGACATTTTCTCTTCTACAGTTTTAATCGTTTCTGTAGCAGCCTGAATGTTTTTTGGATCATTTGCAATCTCCTGGGTAATTTGTTCACGCGCTGGAATAGAACTCAACGTGCTTTCAGCCAAAGTAAAGTTAGCTTCTGCCATGCTTACCCATTGGGGTTTGGTTTCCTTGCCGATTTTCCCTGCTTCGATAGCATCATCCACCAGTTTGTTAATCTTTGAGTTTCTCTCTTCCAGTTCTTTTTGTTCGAATACAGTGAGTTTGCTCGTCACGCTTTCCAAATCTTTTTGCAGATTTTGTATGGTAGCATCTCTACCGGCAATTACAGTATTTGCATCACTCAGGTTTCGTTGTGTTTCGGTGAGTCTAGCTTCTACTGAGATTAGTTCAGAGATTCGTGCCATAACGTCTTTAGGTTCAAAAGTTTCTTTCATGCCTAATGATGCTGCTACGGCGGCATATTCAAATGGGATTGTTCTTTCTTCTGCCATATTAATTTTGTGTTCGTTGTTTTCTTTTTGTTCAAGAGTAGTTTTTTCTTCTTCATTTAGTTTATTTTCGTCTTCCACTGCGTCAACCGCTTCCAGGTTGAATGTTTCCATCATATTTTGAATTTTATCGATATCCTCAATGCCATTCATTGCATTTTTGACTTTTTCGCAAAGCTGCTTGGTTGTTTTCAGAATATTTTCTGCAGGGATGATACCGGCACTAACAGCTGTTTTCGCATCAAAGAATGTCCCATCCCGTCCGGCTTTCCCATCCATAATAGCCTTTACTTGTTCTTTCGTGAGCCCGAACCTTTTTCTATATATGGTTTCGATCTGTCCTACAAAGGCTTTCACCATATCGGAACACTCCTTATCTTCGGATTCCGGCAAGAAGGGGTTGTGGATCATCAATATGGAATAGTCACGCATCAGGGAACGGTTACCTGCTGCCCAAAGTACGGACCCCATCGACGCAGCCATACCCTCGATGATACATTCTGTTTTAATTTTAGAGTTTTGGATTGTTGAATAGGTACTCATTCCGTAAAGCACAGAGCCGCCCTCGGAATTGATGAGTACCCGTATCGCTGACGGGCGTATGACGTTTTCCAGAAAATCAAATTCAGAATTAAATATGGCGGTAGACTCCTCTGTTACTTTCCCGAAGAAGCGTATTGTCGCAATTTCGTTGGGGCGTACTTCTCCGACGATGTTTTTAAATTCATTTGTGTCCATAATTTAAGGTTAGTTTCACAAGAATAGATAAAGACAATTATAAATGTTTGCAGAACCTTGCCCGCTTCTTTTCAGGGTTACAGGTTATACACCTTCTTCCTCACCATCGGCTTCCGGATTTTCAACAGAAGGTCTGAAACCTGTTGCTTCTTCATAATCAGGTTTGGGGTGAACTTTATGCCCACCTGTATCGTGTCCCAGTGCGTCGGTGTGATCGGTAAAGGGCGGCATGACCAAATATCTCTCCACCCAATTTCGGTACTTCCATGCTGTAGACTCCCGGAACCAAACTTCATAGTCTATCCAATATGCTTGAAGCATATTAACTGTTCGCGGCATATCAAAGTATGTCAGATTACACCTTTCGTTCAGTGCAGGTTCATGGTTCTTTGCGTCCTGAATGGCGACATTGATACGTTGGAAAACAGAAAATGGGGCACATTCAACTGTAGAATCACGGTTATTGAGATTGTTCAGGATAAACCTAATGCGCATTGTGGCCCTGCCTTCACCCAGCCGCTGTTGCTGGACAAGGTATCTCACATTGATAAAATGGATGAATATGGCAGGAAAGGCAACTTCGTATTCCAAGTTTTCATCACGAATTATACGCTCAAATTGCCCGCTGTCTATTTCAACAGTTTTAAAGAAAGGCGGGCTGAGCGGGTTGTCTTCATCTTCCTTGACTGTATCGATAGCACGCCTTACCGCATCATACATGTTTATAAACGGGTTTTCTGAAACGGCTTCTTCCGTTACTATCCTCTTTATTTCCTCTTTATTTTCTACCTGAGGTTGTGTGTTCTTTTCTTTTAGCATATTATTTAGGGAATCCTTCAAAAATTTTGGGAACAAAATGTTGTAGTATATATTCATCGATATAGGGGCTGAACCCAATGAACTGTCTTTGAACCGGTTTGCGTTTACTTCTACCATTTACATGATACTTCTGGAACTCCGGGGCTGTATTGTGGACGGCGGCATATCCTTTGCCTTTGTACTTTTTACTGGCTTTTTGCCCGTGATTTTCTTCCAGTGTAAAGATGGTATAACTTTCACGATGCCGATTCCTTGTATGTCGTTGATTTGCAATATTTTGGATTGCTCCTAACAATTCTCCGGTATGTTTCAATATAGGATGATTACGCATTTTTCCCCATCTGGATGTTCTTGGCTTCCAGGGCTTTCCACTGCGATAAAACATTTGGTTGCTGAATGATGACTCAAAACATTCCTTTGTGTATTTTCCCGCATCAGTGATAAAATTATTCATGTTAAACTCTAACTTGCTGGATAACAGTGGTTCTCTCTTCTCGTTTACCCATTGTGCACAGAATTGTTCTGGGGTTAAGTCCATTATAGATAAAATTTATTTTTAATACGTTTAACAATCGCCTCTACCTTCTCCGGTAATGCACTCTTGAAATATGAGTGGGATTGAGAAAATATTTTCCCCTTGCGTGCGAGACTACCGAAAAATACCGGATTTACCTTTTTCTGATAATCTTTATCTCTTTTCAGGGATGCGTGTACGTTTGGCATAGAACCTTCTGTTATTAAATAGCATCTGCATCCGTGCTCAATTGGTGGAATCAATGCTTCCGGAAACTCGTACTTTGGAAAAGTGAGTCCTTCCATTGAAAGATGCCATGCGCGGACTCGTTCATCTCCCTGAGTCATGTAAGTGATGAGTGTTTCTCGCGGAATAGTAATCCACCATGCTGCTATCGTCGCCGCATGGAGAGTATCCTCATTCTCTTGTAAAGCATACACTTCGTTGTATTTTTTGCATAAGCCTTCATAAAGTTCTGGATGTTCTGTATCTATTTCATCAGGTAATTCCCTCATCAATGTATATTCTTCGGCAGCTGCAAAATCTACCAGATTGTCTATTGCAGCAACCAGAATATCCCTTTCCTCTTTCTCTTGTAAGGTAGTAAACTCATTATTGTTACGGAGCAAGTTTAGTGCCTTGTCAAAATTCATATGCATGCCATCGAATACACGATCCAAAAGAAATGATGCTCTAAGAGAAATCATTTCTTCCAAAATGTCATAAGAACCAGCGGTATCTTTCTGAGTTAGTATTAACTTCCGGAACAAGGGTAATATCAATAAGAACTCTTCATGCGTCTGGCTCTCTTTTTCTTTATCAAAGGCTTTCACTTCGCCGGCTTCCGGGAGCAGGAACCCGTCGTTTACTTTCCTGCTCCCATGATAAAATTTGCGACCTTGCTCTCTCTGGGATGCCCATAACGCCTGTAGTACTCCTCTTCTGACATGATACGCCTGTCATTCGATGAACTACCGGAAGCAGAAGGCAAACTACTGTCCGCAGATAACACATTGATCTGCCGACCTACATTTATCCCGAACTCCTTTTCAATCTCATCGGCACTAACCTCGTATTTGTCGGTTATCAGACCGTACAGCTTGATACGGTCTTCATTGTTCATCTCAATCCGATTACTGTATTTGAACTCCAATCCGGGTTTGATATATCCCATGTCTACCAGTCTTGGCAGCACTTCCTCATTCATCACGTTTTCGATGAATCGGCGATAAACTTCTATGCGTTCACGAAATATATCCTGATGTGCTTTAGTCGAGCCGACGTAACTCTGCATACCACCAGCCATACTTTCACTTCCTAAAATCAAATTAGCTACCTCGCTATTGACAAACTCGATGATGCTTGTATATATCTTTTCAGAGTTGCTCATTGTGAATGTCTTAATCTCAATTTCATCTTCGAGACCGGTAACAATGACTTTGTTTTGTGCAGCATTGGCGATATCTTGAGCTAAACGCTTCCTGTCGCCATTATTCTCACTAACCGTCTTTCCGTGTATGATGGGCTGTCCATAGGTGTGGGAAAAGTTTATATAGTTGGCTACTGTAAACTTTTTGGCGAGAATTAAAGGAGTCGTGGCTGAAAATAATCCAAGGTCTCTGCAGTTTATCAGTATGTAGTTTCTATTGTATGTTGCAGAATCAAGATCCCAATTTGGATACCAGATTCCTTGCCGTTTGACTACAACCTTCTGTTCCGGCAGTACATTCCTTCGTTCTACAATGTTCACTTCTGCCAGTTTTCCCGTTTTTGGATTTGTATTCGGCATAATCTCCAAAAGGGTGAACCCATATAACTTAGCTTCGACAATTCCTTTGATGATAGTGTCAAACTGAGAACCTTGTATTAAATGAGTCTGTTCTATATCCTTAACGTATTTCCCTTTTTCATTCTGTTTAGCTAACATATATCTGTCGCCTAAAATCTGAGATTCCAAAGTCTCAATAACAGAGCGGATGTGGGCATCCTGTTGGAGGCAGGCGTCATATAAGTCTATGAGTTGTGCCCGGTCATCTAATATTGTCCCTACTACGGTAGTTTGTCCCCGTATGGAACGGTACCGATTATTACGGTCTACTTCCCTTACATATTCCTGGATAGTCTTTTTGCTGGTACGAAAAATACTTTCCAGAAGTTCGTGGTTGAATGTGCCTTCTGTTGTCACCTTGTTTTTTATTGTTTTTTAAGAGGAATAGCATTCTGAGAAGTGACAAGGTTGTTTTTAACAAAAAAAGACATTAAGTTTAAAAATATAAACGATTGATACAGACCTGACTTGCATTCAAGTAATTTGGATGGCCTTTTTCAGTTCTATTATTAACAGTTGTATAATTTACTGTAATTCAGTATTAAAAGAGAAATAAATATGAGATATGTAGGTTAAATACACTCTTTTTTGAAAAAGTAAAGCTCTATATTTGCAAAGTTTTAACATTAATAAAAATAAGTATGAGAAAAAGAGAATGAACATTGAAAACATTACCTGTACTCAGATGAAGTACAGAGAGTTCCCGGAACTATTGTTCGCCACATCGGCAAAGGGCATTGCGTATGCAGACGCAACGCATTATATTCAAAACAAAGGGAATGCCGATAAACATACTGTAATAGATTTTAGTGCTCAGTTTGCATTCTGGATAAAATCCGTATGTGACACTTATGAGTTGAAGCCTGACAGTCTAATCATTATGAACGATAGGGGACATTTTTTAATTGACGAATCTTTAGCATTGGCACTGGTAGCCTACGTTGATCCAGCATTTGGAATACATATACTGGAAAGAATGTCGGACATGCTACTAGACGGTATTGTACTTTCAGATACATGCTTGGCGTTAATGGTTAAAGACAGATTATCAGAGGAACAAATAACTAAACTTTTAAAACATGATGAAAAAACCTTTTAAAGATTCGAAATTGGTACTAGTTTTCAATGGTGCACAAGTTCTTATCGGTATTCTAAGATCTCTAAACACGACCGCAGAGTATTCTGGTGGTAACCTTCAATCTATTTCATTTGCTTGTACCGGTCTTTATATTTCGACTGGCGGCTACTACTACCGCTACGCTAATGAGAATGTAGAAGTATCCCTGGAAGATATTGGTGCTTTGCAATTAAAAGAATTTGATAAGCTATGTGGAGAAACCAATAGAAGTTATCGTTCTGTTAGAGATATGGCTCATAGGCGTAAGGCTCATCATTCCAGAAACAAAAGAAGGCGGGAAGATGAAGACTAGAGAAGGTTATCAGGTAATCGACTTTAGGAACAAGCCGATACGAATTTTAAGAGAAGGAGGTGCAAATGGAACTTGGATATGTCTATATGACTTATGTAAAGTACTTAAACGACCAATGATGATGGAGACTAGGGAAGCACAGAACTTGTGTCCGTCCAGTAGTAGAATCATTTTTAAGAAGAATGATAAACCCTTGTACGCCATTCGCCCCAGAGATGTAAGTAAGCTGGTCTTTCTACTCAAAAATGAAAGTAAGCTGATGGAAAGACTTTGTGAGGAACTGGAAATATGGGCAGGAAGTTTTAGGGATAATGGAATTGACCTCTTTATTATCGACCAAAAAACGCCTGTTGTATTCACTTTCATGGATAAGTTTCCTATAACTTTCAAAATAGGTAACGGTAAAATATTTGTGAATGCGACAGAAATGGCTAAAGCTTATGGAAAATCCCCGGCTGTATGGATACGTTTTAAATCCACTTCGGAACTCCGTCATTCGTTGGTTTCCGGTGGAAAATCCACATCTTATGAAGGCCAGGTGATTACACTTAGAGGTATTAATGGTGCAACATGGATAGATGAGTTTTTAGTTCAGGGGTTTGCTGAATGGCTGTCAGCAGATTTTGCTCAGTGGTGTGGTGACAGGATATTGGAACTAAAAGTAGAACAATTTGATTCAGTGATTCAAAAAAATGAATCTATTGGTAAGCCGAGTAGGGGACACTCTGATTTGGTTAGTGGTTATTCAGTACCCCAAACAATGGATGAAGCTTTAAAATTAACTGTTACCCTTTTCGAAGAAATAAAGGAACTTAAGGAGGAAGCGGCAAAGAACAAGCCCAAAGTTGAATTTTATCAGAAATTCATAGAAAACCGGGATTATTTCAAGTCCAGTATAATTGCTGAAGAACTTCAAATAAGTACCCGGACATTACATAATTTCCTCTTGCAAGAGAAAATATGCATACGTAAAAATCAACAGTTAGTTGTACATGAGAATCATGCACTTCTTCAATGTGTAGTCCCATATTACTGGAAAAACAAGAAAGGGAAGACAAATACATATAACAAAGAAGTAAGATGGACGCCTGCTGGTCGTGAATATATTCTAGAACTATGGAAATCCAAAAATCTGGGTACACAAGCAAAGGAATAGTAATCAATATTTAACATGAAAGTAATGAGTGAATCTATATTTGAGAAGATAATACGGAAAACTGGACGTAAACCGATAGGTTGTAAATGTCAAGAGTGTAAAAAACAGTGTCTGAGAACTCCCTGCTTAGGAACTCCAGATGACATTTTGAGTCTGATTGATGCTGGTTTTATTGATAAACTTGCATTGACGGAGTGGGCTACTGGGTTGTTTCTTGGAAGGGTTAATTATACTATCCGAATGATTCAGGCACAAAAGCTGGAGAAAGGATGCATCTTTTTTGAGAATGGGTTGTGCCAGCTGCATGATCTAGGATTGAAGCCTACAGAAGGAAAGCTTTCACATCATACGATTAAACTGGATAATTACCAATTTAATAAATCCATAAGTTGGCAAGTTGCTAAAACTTGGATTGATGAACAGAATGTTGAAAAGGTATTGAACGTTTTTGCACGCTTTAATGAAGCACAGAGCTTGATTTTGAAAATACCAGATTTATAATTGTAGAAGTTTTAATTTAGAATTTTGAAAACAAAACAAAGAAGATGATGAGAAATGAATGTCTGAGAAAGTTTTTATACGTGGAATATCCTTTAGGTCTTTCATACCTTTTTACCCCATCAGAGACCCGTTTCATTTTGCATATGATAAATTTTGAATATCTTAAGAAGCATGGCTTTTCAACTAACTGGAGTAATGCAGAATATATAAAACGCATGGGAATCAGTAAAAATGCGTTTAATAACTCCGTAAAGAAACTCATCCATATGAAACTTTTGAGGAAGTGGAATAACAAACTGGGAAACAGGGTTTATTATTCATTCGATCTGGAAGTGTATGGGAAGTTGGTGAATATCCTTTCATGTACCAATAATGTTGATGAGTTGATAAAGTTTTGTGAGATGTATCTCAAACAGGGCAGATTAGTCGAAGATATAGCTGAAAGAGAAATTGTAAAACTGAGACATACCCGTCTCATTTCATCCCTTAAATATCCATCTTTCCCTGATCCCGATTAG